GGAGGTTGTCCAGGCCGACGTTCCGGGAGAACGCGGAGACCAAGGCCAAACGCGTGGCGGCCACGGTGATCACGGCATCGGCGAGATAGTCGACAACCAAGCTGCCGGCGAACGTGTTGGCGTTCTGCGGGGCGTGGATGGCGCTCTGGCGCAACAGCTCGCTGTGGTTGGAGATCAACCAGGAGCGGCGGTCGGCACCGGCCTGCATCTTCTTGTGAGCCTCAAGCAACGGGTTGCCGAGGTTCTCGATGCGAACCGGGGCGATGGGCTCCGGAGCCGGGGCGGCGGTGGGGGCCTTGGCGCTGATGGCAGCGGCGACGGCCTTGGCGACGATGGCGTCGATGTCGAGGGCGGTCGGCGCACTAGGAGCGGCCGCCACCACGGTGTTGGATTCAGTCATGTTGTGTGGTGTCTGCTGTGATGTCGGCGCGGTTGTCGCGCCATCTTCGGAGGCGGAAGTGCCTGCCGTAGAAAGTGTATCGTCCGGAGATTCGTCCGGTGTTTCGCCTTCCTCGATTTCGAGCTGGGCATAGAGGGCCTTGAACCAGTCACGGCCGGCGGCGCCGCCCCACAGATTGGCTGACACGTCTGCCGGGCTGTTGGGCTCGGCTTCAAGGAAGCGCTCATTGCGCGCCCACCATGCGTTCGCCTTCTGGATCTTGGCCTCGTTAGGGGCTTCACCGGCCACCAAGGCCTCGGCCTCTAAGACGGTCTGCTTCTCAAGGCCATCACCGGCGAGACCTTCGGCATACTGCTCAAGGCCGCGGCGGAGGTTGTTTCGGACGGTCTCCGGGGCGGTCTTGGTGACGGCCCGAGGATGCCAGCAGGCTGCCATGGCGAGCTGCTCGGTCGAGCGTTGAGCCAGTCCAAACTGGATGGCTTCCTGGGCGGTAAACCAAGTTTCGGCCTTCATGGCTGCCCGGATCTGCGAAGTCGGTTTTCCGGTGGCCTTGGCGTAGATCGAAGCCAGAACCTCGGCGTGTTGGTCCAAGGCGTCGGCCATCTTCCGCATATCCTCCGAGGTGCCTGCCACCATTCCGGAGGGGTCGTGAATCATGAACAGAGACGCTTCGGCCATCTCAACCGTATCGCCGGCCAGGGCGATGATTGAAGCAATCGAGGCCGCGATGCCGACCACCCGGGTGGTGACGGGCGCCTGACGGCCTCGGAGCATATTGTAGATCGACAAACCGTCCCAGACGTTGCCGCCGGGGCTGTTGATCTCGACCACAAGGGGGCCTTGGCCGACGTCCTGCAGGGTTTGGCTGAAGGCCTTGGCCGACACACCGGATCCGCCGAACCAGTCCTCACCGATTTGGTCGAAGATCTGGATGGTCGCGGGCTCCATGGCCGAGGCCCGCGGCTGGTAGGAAAGCCAGTTGGTTACTTTAGTCATTCGGTTTTCTTGGCCCTAGGTTTGCGTTTCTTCGGGCCTGCCACGGCGACAACCTCTTGGATGGGCTCGGCCGGGATTTGTTCAGGCATAGTGCCCGACGGGTTTTCCTGAATGGCCATGTCGGCCGGCTCAGGTGCAATCGGCTGCTTCTGGGCGGTCGAGATTTGCGAGACGTCGATGCCGTACTTGCCAGCGAGGTCTTGAATGTATTTGGCCTGTTGAGCCTTCGACTCCAAGGCGGAGCGCCAGTCGATACCGCGGGCGCCGTAAATCTCGTCGAAGGTCGTCACACCGGCTTCCAGCTCGGCCAGTTGGGCGGCAGAGTTGCGGCCGACGTCGACATTCGGAGCCCGCGGCGCCTGGATGGCGACTTCGTACCAGTCGTCGGGAGAGTCGCGCAGGCTGGGATCCACCCGGATGGCGTATTCCATTACATACTCCCAGATGCGGCGGGCGGCCGATGCCATCACCTGGTGGCGGCTCCGGAACCACACCGACGACATATCGAGGGCGCCGCGGTAGACGGTGCCCTGCATTCCCTCGGGGAATACCAGGATGTACGGGATGCCGACGCCGGCGCACACCTTCTCGGTCAGGTTGCGCCAGTATTCGCGCATGTTGACGTTGGGGCGGTCGGCTTGGAACTGCTCGAATTCGTCGCCGGATTTCAGAACCTTCACCGAGGAACCGAAAACGTTTTCGTAGTAGTTCTGGGCGGTGCCTTGAGAACCGGCCACACCGGAGCGCAGGCTTGTGGCCTGAACCTCACCGGAGCTGGTCTTGATCACCTGGGCTACGCTGGAGGCGAGCTTGCAGGATTCCATCTCCAGCTTTTGGAGATCGTCCAGGTCGTGAAGGTCGTTGATCACACAAGCCACGAACGGCAGGCCGCGGAGCTGGCCGGCACGCTGGGCTTCGTAGATGTGAATGATCGAGTCGGATGAGATCGAGCGAATGTCGGCGAGCTGTCCCTGTTGTTGCTCCTGGCCGACGAAGTAACTGAGAGCCCGACCGGTGCGAGTATCGAACCGCACACCGTCGAAGATGTCCGGTTGATTCTCCTGCCCGGTAGGGGTGGAAACCTGCTGCGGCTCGATGAGCTGCAGGCGGGGCCGGCCGGTTTCGCCCTTAGTGAGCAGGATGAAAGATTCGCCGTCGTAGAACCAGCCGCGGGAAGCCAATGACATCAGGGTGCCGAAAGACTGCCGGGATCCGATGTCTGGATATCTGCACCAGATATCCCACCATTTCTTGGCCTTGAGATTCCATTCCGGATCCGAGGAAGCCGGCTGCACGCTGAAGTTGCTGCCGACCGTGTAGTTCTCGAACAGGTCACCCAGGCGGTTCATCACCGCGTTGTTCTGTTCAAAGAACCGGGACTTTCGGACGATCTGCTGCCGGGTCGAGCTGGTGACATCGAACCTCACCGAGGTGTACGATGTGTCGAGGAAGGATCGGCGAATCGAGTTCGAGGCGCCCTCGTAACGGTCGACGGGTGCCGAACGGAACTTAGCTAGGATGGTGTCGAGGAAACCCATTAGGACATCCCCACCCGGTAGCTCGCCTCCCGGCGAAAGTTCGAGAAGTCGCCGCCGTAAGACGTGGCAGCCACGAGCACCACGGCCATCATCTTGTTGTAAATCTGGGTGTCGGTGGGGCTGGCAACGCCTTCCTGGTTGAGATAATAGACGGCCAGGTCGTAGTCATTGAGTAGGCTTTCCCACATCTCGACCATCTCGGACGGGGTGGGGGCGCCTTTGCCGGGCTCGGCGAACTCGACGGACACATCAGACGATGAGGTCGACCGGACAACCTGTCCGGATTCGATCACCGACGATGCCGCCACGGACTTGGCCGACAAGGCAGCCAATAGGGTCACGCCACCGAGCGTCGAGTAGACAGCCCGGAGGTAGCTCCTTTTGATGGCCACCGTGAATGTGAACATTCCGGCGGAGACCCTGCAGGTGTTTGGCCTGCCTTCAACCAGTTAGTAAAATTAGTGGTCAGGTGTGGAAACAAGGTCGTTCCACAGCATCACCATGGCGAGCTGCATGATTTCGCAGTCGTGCAGATGGTCGGGCCACTTTTGGTTGCGTTTTACCCAGACGTGTTTGATGCGGCCCGCGCGGTTGGCTTGTGGGCGCAGGACGTGAGAGTCGAGGTGACGCCAGTAGAGATCGGGCTCGGCGATGTAGGCGCCTTCGGCCTGCACACTAGGTGGATCTTGGTGGACGCCCCATTCCCGCTCGATGTCGCCTTTCCGGAGCCTCGATAGCATGTCCCGGAGGTGCTCGGTGTCGAATACCAGGAGGGGCTGCACCACGTCAGTCCGCATCGAGGAGGATGTCGACAGGCCGAACGGATGGACAGCACCGGATGCCGATGTGAACCGGGCGCCGGTCTCTCGGCCTTTTAGCGGCATCCAGCCAATCACCATCGGTTTGCGGAGGCCGCCCTCCGGTGGGTAGCGCAGCCCACAAGGGAAGGTTATCGGGTTGGACGTCACCGAGGAATAGGCGGCGCAGGCGTCGTAGACCGTCTGCGTGTTGAAGCCGGAGTCGATGCCCACATCCATGTCGTGAACATTGAGGGCCACCTGCACCCGGCGTAGGGCTGCGAAGTCGTCGGCATGGCCGGCAGCGATCAATGTCGAGTTGCCGTCCTTCCATTCCCGGCAGACCCACCACAGGAACGGCGCCACGGCCTGGACGTCTGCGGTCAGGTAGCGGCGGCCGCCATCGAGTGTCACTGTGGCGGATGTCTCGGGCCGTTCCTGTTGGATGTCCTGTTGTTCCCAGGGCTCGGCCAAGTTGCCGTTGATGAAGCCCTGAAGGCCGGCCATCGAGGATTTAGCTTCGAGGAAGGCAACGGCTAGGTGGCCCCAGGTGCACTTGCGGTCGGGGCTGTAAAGGCTCGATAGGTGGTAAGATCGAACACCGGGCATGGCGTTGGGATTCTCTGGGCGCCACTGGCCATGGCGGAGGGCTGCCACCTTGTGGGCGTCGGTGATGTGGCCGAGGCAGAGCTGGCAGACGTAGTGGGCGGAGGCCCGGACTTTGGCTAGGTCGTGTTTGCCGTCCTCGGTCTTGGCGTCGTCCCAGGTCACCTGGCGCCATTCAAGTTTGATCAGCTCCCGGCAGTGTGGGCAGGGCAGGTAGTAGCGGCGTTGGTCGCCGCGGAGGAACCGTTGCCATATCCGGCCTTCGACCACGGTGGGCGTCGACGTCATGAAGGCTTTAGAGCTGGAGAACGACTTTAGACGCTGCTCGGCCAGGTCGAGGGCGTCGGCCTCCTTGGCCGTAGCCTCGGCGAATTTGTCCACCTCGTCGGCGATC